CCTGCTAATCTTGGGTCTTGCTCAATAACATTATCAAGTGCAGTGTTACGTGCTTCGTTAAGTATCCTTTTAGTCTCTGTTACTCGCTCTCCATGAGTGTAAGAATTTAAAGGACTGCCTAACTCTTGTTTACTACCTCTTGCATAATACAAAAGGTCTTGTATCAAGAAATCATCTTTTGCCATTTCAAACATCATGGCATTAAACAAAGGCATTTCTTTACCGTCATAGTCTACCTTAATCATTCTTAAATCTTGATTAGGGAAACGATCATCTCTTGTCTTTTGACGAGTAAAGTTACCAAAGCGTAACTCTTCAAGTTTAGCTAAATAGTCTAATACTTCCATATGCTCAGGACTTCTGCCCTGTGCTAAATCCTCTGGCAACGCTGCACCAAACCCTGTGATTTGAGCATAGGATACTTCCCTTGACATAGGGAAACCTAACGCATCAAAACGTAAAGGTAGGTTGGCGTTGTAAGGATCAATAGTAGCTATTACTTTTTCTGTTATAGTTTTCGGCTGGGTTAATGGAGCATCACCAAAGAAAGCTTCTTGAGTTTTTCTAAATGTACTCGGAACGACAGCTAAACCTTTCTTAGCTACAAGTCCCCAAGCCAAGTCCCAAGCTTTCTCTTTATCTTCTCCATCAGGGCTTTCCATCAAGCCCGCTGCTCTTGTTACAGTTCCTACAGTATCTGTTACACCCTGCGTTAGTGCAGAGTCACGGATAGCTGATAAGGCTGTAGCAAAACCAACACCAATAGCTGCTTTCACTTCATCAGGTAAATAACCTTCTGGGGTGTTGACCCCGCTGATAGCATCTAAGTTAGATTGCTCTTGAAAATCCATATAACCATCAAGCGCGTTTACAACAATCGTTGTAGGAATCCTTAACGGTTCCCACCTAGCGAACGATACTTCTTTACCCCCTTCAAAGAAGAAAGGGTCTTTAATTGTGAGAGGACGCATTGTTGATTTGTTCTTCTCACCTGTCATTGTGTAATCTTTATTAGGGCTTCCTGCGATAGAACCTTCTGCGTACTTAGACATAACGTATAGCATCCAAGCATAAGCAAACCCTGCTTCTGTTCTAGCTCTGGCTTGTCTTGATGCACCGTTAACACCCGCAAGATCATTCCTGAACTGAGGTAGTAACTGGTTTACTGCTGGAGTTAAACGTAAAGACTCATGGAATAGCCACGCTGGAGTACGGAAGAAGTAGTTACCCATAACTTTAGACCAAGCTCTGTGCCTAGTCCAGTTCTCATAACCCGCTGCTGCCTTCTCTGCTATGTTACCATCCTTGTTAAAGTCTCTCTTATATAAAAGAGTCTGTACTGCGTCTAACGCCTCTTCACCAAGTTTAGCTATCTTGTCAGCTTCCTTAATCATTTGTTCAGCTAACTGTTTGCCTTCTGGTGTGCCTTCTTTGAGAAGGTTGTTTGCGTTATCACGTAGCTCTTTTACAGTTACAGTATCGTTAAGGGTTTTAAATGCACCCTCTCCATACTTATCTACTTTTTCTTTTACATACGCATTAAGCTTTTCACCTTTAAGTCCCTTACGAGTACCAGCTTCATAAATAGGTTTTAGTTTAGCTTCCGTAATTGAGAAGTCGTAGCCTTTATTAATCTCAGCTTCGATGTTATCATCAATGTACTTTTCTAACTTCTTACCCTTAAGACCTTTCTTCAATCCTTCATCGACTAGCCTGTCCATGCCGTCTGCTGTCAGTGCAGCTACAGCGGCTATCTCTTGGTTGAACGCATCAGAAGCAGCAACTAACCTTGGGAATGTTCTAAGGTGTTTTGCAGCAACTGCTGATCCAAAGATGGTATCAATCTTAACACCACCATCAAGGAATCTTGCAGTATCTCGTGTAAGGAATGTTTGTTCAAAGTCTGACGAAGCTCTAGCTGATTTCCATGCAGCTGCAACAGCCCCTTTCATTTGAGCATAGATGCGTAAGTTCTTCTTCCATGCCATTCTGTTAAGAGGGTCAGATATAATAGTGTCTAGCATTGGGTAGAAAGCTACCTTCATTGCTGGGAACACTGTGTTAAAGATAAATGTAGAGGGACTAAAGACACCTGAGATAGAAGCTTCTAGGAACTTATCCCAGCCTGTACTTTCAGGTTTTACACCCGCTGTACGCTTAAGGTGCATTGCTTCAAGCTTTTCTATAGTTTCGTTAAACTCTGGGTCTTTATCTCTTTGTAAACGTAGCTCGTTAGCTTTATCAAAACCACCTTCAGGTAGCGCATGGGCTTCGTCAATCTTAGCTTCATACTTATCTAAGATTCTTTGTAACTTTCTATTAAGAACTTTTTCATGTGCATCATCAACCATAGCCTCATAGTTAAAATCTTCACCTTTTTCAGCGGCTAAGTTTTGACGATATGTTTGAAACTGTTTAATTTCATTTAGGTTTCTACCTGAATAAGCATTAGCGTGTTTTGCTAACTGGTCAGTGGCGTTAACTACATCATAAGCTTTAACTAAATCGTTTTGTAAAATTGTTCTTTCTTGGTCTGTAATGTTTTTAGTAAGTAACCCTTCTATGACTTCAACATCATAACCAGCAAGTTCGTTAGCACCGTTTATCTGGTCTAGCACTTCTGAGTATTCTTTAGGGTTGTGCCGCTCAGTTTCAAAATCATTTAAAAACCTATTTAAAGAATCTTGAGGGTCTCTCTTCATCTCTGAAAAGATTGTATGAGCGTGTACAAACATATTAGGACTAATACGTGCTTTAGGTGGACGAGGATCAGAGGTGTCTTTAACTTTAGGCTCTTCTTTCTTAACTACCTTCTTACGCATTGTCTTAGGCTTGTTGTACGTAACTTCTACTTCTGTATCACCAAACTTAGCCTTAGCTTTAATGTTTGCTCTTATCTGTGCTGCCTGACCATCAATGTCTTTAACACCAGCATCTTCTAAGAACTTTCTGTACTCTTTATAATACTTACTTTTATTCTTACTTCCCATTTGGTAAAGTGTACGCGCTATGTCATCCCCAAAGATTAAGTCTATACTTTGATCTCCGTAGTTATAACGTGGCTGTGCACCTCGTAACCCAGCAGGAAGTTTAGGAGCAATAAAGGCTACTGTTTCATAACCGCTCTCTTCTGCGTTAGCTCTATCCACCTGATCCTTAACAAGCTTATCAATTTCAGCTGGAGTTAGGTCATCATCTACAGCTCTAGTAATTAAGGTCTCAGCTTCAGCTTTAGCATCAGCTAGTTTCTTTTCAGCTATGATTTGTTTTTGAACCGCTGCCTTTTCTTGTTTGATTTTCTCTGCTGCTATTTTAGGCTCATAGTATTTACTAGCTATTTTACTAACGCCCATATCTAAGGCAGTACCTACCGCTGCACCGCCAACAAGACCAAACGATCCCATTATTAATGTACGTGATACGTCATACTCTTCTTGTGCTCCAGCATCTATACGTACATCTTGCATCATGTTATCGGATGCCATAGCGTGTGCTGCTGTTTCAAAACCAGCAAGTGCTGCTGTTCTTTTACGAGCTGAGTTAAGACCAACTTTAGATGCAGCATTGACAGTAGAAGCTGTAGCTTTTTTAAGAGACGCTTTAATTGTTTCTCTTGTAGCTGTCTTCATTGCTAACTTAGCAGCTTGTCCTGCAACCGCAGTCCCACCTAATGTTGCCAAACCTATAAGGTTAGTTACATCTGTAACAGACTCCCACGCAGCATCACCAAAAGTGTGCCAACTAGAGTTCGTTGCATCGTACTGATCTAGCATATAAATAAAAGCTTCTTTAGTTTGTTGGTCAGCCTTTAGTACCCTAGCAGAGTCTATGGTCATATCGCCTATGTTGTAATTGAACCCTGCCATCTGCTGTAAGCCGTAATCTGCCAGCTTCTCTCTATAGGTAGAGCCTTCGTATCCTTCTAGCTCCTTGTCCCCTTTTTGTGGGACATAACCATAAGTCATCTCAAAGAAGTGCTGAGAGGCACGTATCCAATCATCTTTCATATGGAGGTCGTGCCAATCAACATCCTGTTCGACAGCAGCGTAAGGTGTGTAACCTTGTTGTGCTGTTTCTTCAGGCTCTTGTGTTTGCTCTTGTGAGTTGTTAGAGAGAGCGCGTAGCTTAGAGATCGCATCTAGCTCTGGCTTATCTTCTTTCTTCTCAGATAAAGCGCGTAGCCGTTCGATTGCATCATCTGCCATGTGTAGCTCCTATATTAAGTTATCTATTCTTTACTTCCTCTACAGCTTCTAAAAGCTCTTCAGATAGAATGACCCTAGGATCGCTTTCCATTTTCTTAAGTAAAGACTTTATCTTTTTGTTGTCACGTTTGCCTAACATACCGCCACGATCATTGTAGTCCATCTGTTGCTCGATAAGTGGTATAGCTTCATCTATAATAGGCTGCATTAGTGCGCCTACCTGAGACTCAGATAATTTATTAAACGTGTGCCAATATTCTTTATACTGCTTACTTCTTTTGTTCTGTGTATTAGAAGGGTCTAGCTCAGCTTCTACCATATAGGTTATAGCTTCCATAGCTGAGTTAAGGTCATAGCCAGCTTCCTCAAGAGTAGGCATTAAGTTGTCTATCTCTTCTTGTCGCTGTGCTTCTGCCTCTGCTTCCGCAGCTGCTGCCGCTTCAATCGCAGCTTCTTCCACACCCTTTATTAGTTCCAACTCTTCAGCCGTTGCTTCGCCTTCTGGTATTTTAAAACCATACTCGATGAAGGATTTTCTAAACTCTGGTCTTTCCTTGTTATTACCTTCATTCCATAAAGCTAGGGCTTCTTCTTCTTTTGTAAGCTTGGGCGTGTCTAAAGGGTCAGGTGTTATGGGGTTGCCGTTTAAATCAACTCTATCAGTACCTGTATTTTTAGATAAAAGTTTAGCGTCAATAGCGGCTTGTAAGTCAGCTTGTGCTAACTTAGCCACTTGCTTCTTCTGTACGTTATTTAAGACACCCCACTTATTGTCAACCTTAGCATCATAATAATGTTGCTCGTAGGCTTCTCTATGAAGGTCTGACATTTCTAACTGGAAAGCACTTCGTCTTGATTCGTTATTCTTCCCAGCGGCTCTGTCTATGTTACCTTGTATAAGAACAGTAGCTTTACTAGAAGCAGACTCAGAACCACCCGCAGTGTAGAAGCGCAAGGTATCAATACCAACAAGGTTAGCGTCCATGTTAAGCACTAACGCTTTAGCATCGCCTTCAATAAACATTCCGTTAATCCCTTCAACATAGGTATTAAGTCCTGCCTTATCTAAAGGTATCTGCTTGCCGTTGTGTAGTACATCGTTACCTTCCAAATCTTTTAACACAGGGTTCTCTGAACCTTGTTGAGCGTAAATAGAATACTCTAACTGATCTTGAAATATATCAGCATTTATTGATGACTTAGAACTACTAATAGACAGTTGCTCGTTCCACTTCTTAAGTGTTTCTTTTTCAGTGAAGGTGAGCGGAGGGCTACCTAAAGGGTCAGCATCGTATGCGTCTTGTTTTTCCTGTAGCGTACCATCTTGAGCGTCTGTTTCAGCTTGTATAGAGTCTAAGGAAGATTGTGTAATTATATCACGTTTAGCTTTATCTTTCTCAGCGTCTAATTGATCTACTAATTCAATACGAGCTTGTTGTAGGAAATATAGAGAAGCTTCATCTTGATACTCAGCTGGTACATTCTCAAGGAGGTAAGGGTTCTTAGTCGCTTTAGCAGCAGCTATGATACTTTCTCTTGTGAACTTTTTAGCAAAGTAAGGGTCTACTGTAACACCTGCTTCTGTTTTAAATTCTTTGATGTGTTTTTCAGTATCTGCCCAGACATCTATCGCTATGCTTTTTCTTAGGCTTACTTCCTTTGCAGGGTCAAAAGCATCTGACTCTTTTAACTTTGTAAACTCTGCGTGACGTTCTGTTACAATCCTAGCTACACCGCCTTTAAAGTTATCTTCTACTTTCTTTTCGTTATGGGCAGTTGTAGCCTTAGCCGCAGTGTTCTGTACTCGTTGAGTTATTTTAGTCCAACCCTGATTGTAGCCCATTAATTCATGTGCATCTAAACCACTTATAACTTCTACACCGTCATAGTAACTTTCCATGTGGGTTGTTAACTTAGCGGGGTCTAATAATGCATCTGCTGGAACACTAGCTTCTGCTAGTAACCCTTGACGCTCCGCTCTTGCAAGCCCGACATCCCGCTTAACTTTTGTTTGGAATCGTAAAGGTAGCTCATGGAACTTATCTGTACCGAATACAGGATTACCTTTTGTATCCTCTTCAATCTCAGCAGCTGTAATATCCGCAAGCTCTGATTGGAGTTGTCTAACGCGCTCTTCACTTTGTTTAGCTTCTGATTGTAAGTAACTACCACCTAGTGAAGCAAGAGCCTCAAGAGCCTTAGCTGTTTGCATCTTACCACTACGAGCAAGCTTCTGCTCTGCTGATTCAGACTGCACAAACGTATCTACTTGTTGCGCTCTCTTCTCGTATTGTTTGGTTTGGACAGCACGAGCAAAGTCAACTGTTTCTGCTAATGATTTACTCATCTACTCCCCCTCTGATTTCGGGACTGGTTTATTTTTCTGTATGGTTGAGTAGTTAGCACCAGCCGCTAGACCCGTTTGAGCACCTTGCGACACAGCTCCTAATATATCACCAAACCCTACACCAGCACCTTGCGATACTGAGTTGATTCTTGAGGTATGTGTGGACTGTGCTCCTAGACGCTGTTCGTTTAGCTGTGCTACTTCTCTTCCTAAGTTTTGTGTTAGCATAGTGTTGGCTTCTAAGCCGCGTCTTACGATGTTCTCTTGCGCTGCTACCGTACTATTACCTTGTACTCCTGACTCACCCCCCGCTACTACAGCTCTTGCTAGTAGTTCACGAGATTGCAAGTCATTGGCTATTTGTTCTTGTGCAGCAGCCTCTTGTGCTTGAGACTCCTGTAAATTAATTTGTCTATCGGCATCCATCTTAGCTTGATTAGATGCTCTTACGTTTTCTTCGTATGCTGCGTCTTGTGCATCACTGGCGGCTTGCTTTGCCATAATACCACCAGCAGCACTCGCTATGCCGAGTGTAATTGATACTGGATCACACATTATTTTTAATCCTCACAAATTGGTAGAAAGGTTGCCTCCCTACACCGTGTTCTTTTATTAAATCAATAAACTGGAAGCCGAGTGATTTTAACCATCTCTTCGACACTGTATTATCAGCGTGTACGTAGTTAAGCAGGAGCGGGTAGTCGTTGTTAATCTTCTCTACCCACTCTATTGCTTGTGGTATAAATTCTTTCTTAGTGTCTATTAACTTGTCTGTCCCTAATAACCAAGGACTGCCAAAGTTTTTACAATCTGCCACACCAAACATTCCCACAATGCTTCCATCTTCATGGATTATGGAGTGACACTCTTTGGAAGCTTTGAAACTAGCTTGGAGTGACCTTAAAGGGTTTAATCCGTTACTAGCCATAACTTCGTTAGTATCTTGTTCTCTCATAAAAGGAGCCATCTCTCGACAGTCTCCCCAGTTTGCGGGTCTGTAGTGGTGTGTCATAATTATAGTCTCTGGTTTCTAAGTGTGACAAACCCTTCCCATTCTGCGCTTTGAAAAACACAGGGGAGGTGCGTGTCATTAGTTATTGTAATGTCTGTTTGACTTGCTTGTGATTGTATCCCTACTTCTTGTGTACCGTCTTGTACGACAGTAGAGTAACCTAGCAAGTTATCTATTTGACCTAATGTTCTACCTGTGAAGGTTGTCTTATTAGTATCTCTTCCTGTTGATGTTACATCTACCTCGAAGTAACCTGTGTCATTAAAGTTAAAGGATACTTTACGTAGTTGCAGCCTAGCCATTTTAGTAGCGTCACCCTGAGCTGGTTTAAATATCTGCTCAGACATCTGGTACTTAAATGTGTACGGTTGCCCTACATAGACGTAGTTTTTTACCGCAGCATTTGTTAAGTTACCGTCACCGTTATGGTCTAGTATTTCATTATGTTGTCCGTTTAGATAATCTGATACTTTCTGACGTTCCTCTAAAGAATTACCTTGTCCTACTACTACACCTTTATGGTTAACAAACTGCGTATACTCATCAATGCCCCACGTAGTTAAAGCTGCTGCTGACTGTGCGCCTAGGATATACTTTCTGTGATCTAGGAGTACGTCTTGTTCAGAGCCTCTAACTAGTCCTTCATTTGCTGTTATCTTTAAACTGTTTATGCCAAACCGTACATTAGACGCACTAGAGCGCATAATAATATTCGTATAGACATTATCAGCAGGTTGAGGGTCTATGACAACAGTGTACGAGCTGTACGTGCTGCCTGATATAGTCACTGGTGTGAGTACAACCATAGGGTTTGCATTAGGATATGGAGCATTCTCTAACGTGAATGTTATGTCTGTTGAACCACCAAAAGGACATCGAGCATTAAAGGTTAACACAGCCCCGTAAGGTGCTTGTATGCGGTGGGTAGCACTAGCAGTTGATGCCCAACCAGCCCATGATTGTCTGTTAGATGGGTTTATGTAGTTTATAGTATCATAATCAGTACCACCAAAACTGTCTGACATATAAATTAGACTGGCAGAGCTTGTAGGAGTTTCTGTAACAGTAATAGCAGAGCTAGAACCAGTTAAGGACATCACTTCATAACTACCATCGGTGAAGGTAAAGTATAAGTCAGCGTTATTAAAAGCAACACTAGCAATACTTTTACTAAACTTCCATTTAGACCAAGAACTTTGTAGTCGCTCTTGTGAGGAGTTATACCACTTATAAACGTAGCACTCTTTCTTATTACTAGAAGTAAGAGCTACAAGCATATCCTCGTTAGAAGATGCTGCAAACTCTCTGATGTTACCTGTAAGATACTCTGGTACGTGTGATGTAATATCTACCGCATCTTTAATTTCTGTATCGTCTCTTGTGAAGAACTCCCGTACTCCTGCATAGCTGCCTGATTTAGTAGCAAAGAATACGCTGTTACCAGCACCAACAGGTGAGGTTGTTAGATCACACTCATACTTCGTTGATTGGTCTACTGTTACTTCCGCTGGTGTTAGCAACTGGGAAGCAGATAGAGTAAACTGGTTGAGGTTTGAGAACAGTAGTAAGTTATCCTGAATAGGTACAGCAGCTTTAAGTTCTGATACTTCGTTCTGGCTGACTGCCACATCAATAGGATCAGAGTCAAGTAGTGAGCGTACTGTTGTTCGGAAAAAGTTGAACTCATTACCTGCTTCACTGAAAATAACATTTTCGCCCGATAGAATACCTAATCGGTTTCTGTGAAAGAAAATATCTGAGATGTAACTAGGCTGGTCTCCGCTCACAAAACTAGGAGCAGGATTGGTATTATCATCGCCAGCCTTACGTTCCTGCCATTCGCCTTGTTCAAAGGTAAAACTTAGATCACCGTTTTGTCTCAACGTGTGTGGCATGGTAGCCTTATCGTAATAATTTACTAGATTATAACCTACAGTTTCTTTCCAGTAACCAGAACCAGCTTCACCTGTAAAGACAACATGGAAGTCATCTTCTTTCTTCTGGTTATCTCCAACTACACCTAATCTAAAACCGTTCTCGCATTGGTTAGGTAAGTCTGTAAATGATTTAGCGTTGCCTTTAAATGCTTTGAGGTTAACACCACCATCATCATCTGTAACTTGGATGTCAAAGTCTTTAATTGTTCCGCTATCTAAAGTGTTAATAATAAAGTAAGGCTCAAAGTTTGGAGTGACAGGTGTTAGATAACCTGCCGAAGAGTCTGATGTTCGCTTTACTAAGACTGCGCCTCTAGTGAGTACCCCTGTTTGCCCGCCTTGTTGTATTATTACAGAGTTCGGTAAATGTATTGTATTATTGTCGTGTCTTTTCCAGCCATTAGTTCCTGTTGAGTCATACGGAATATAATCACCGCCCACTCTAACAGTGAACTCCCCCGCATTTACAGCGGTTGTCGTTAAAGCATTGCCTAGACCGCCAATAACTAAAAGAACGGTATAATCAGCATCGTAAGCAACCGCCCCTCCGCTATACGACCATTCGTTAGAAGTGCCTAATGCAGTAGCAACCGCTGATCGCAAGCTCCCCGTATCGGACATTATCTTACTTACTTTAAGTTCGTTGTCGTTGGTGGTTCCTGCATCAGCTCCACTACCTTGTATAGTGATTTGTTCTATGGAAGATTTAGTAGCAGTAAATTCTTCATCTTCTGTTTTTGATGTTACGGTGCATTTATAATCCCTACCGTAGTTAACACTCTTTAGATAAACTAGAGCCTGATTAACATTGTTCGCTGGGATTATTTTATTAGAGTCCATTTGGACTGCTTTTGCTTTGTTAACAATAAACGTAGCATCAGCAACAGAGGTAGTCGTTATATCTGAAGGTTTCCAAGCTGGTGCGCCAGTAGCATTAGTGAAGTAAGCACTTGCGGCAGTGTTGTCCGTATTGTTAGAATTAGCAATTGCGTTACCATTTGCTAACCAACTACCATGACCTGATTGGTATCGTAAGTTACCCTCGATGTCGTAAACGTGTATTTTTTTTTGTGAGGTAATGATAACATGGTATTGTTCATCATCACTTCGTTTGTACGTGTGGAAAAATGCTGTCTCTAATCCTGATAAGTCTACATAGTCACTTCTAGCGTTTAGGTTTGTGGTGATATTACTAGCTGACCCACTAAGACACTTTAACTGTTTTAGAAACTTTGTAGGTGGACGCTTCTTAAGACCATCAACCACATCTGAGAAACCGTTTTCCTGTACTTCTCCCTGACTCTCTAATCGTAGAGCTGCGGGCTGTTGGCTAACCCCGTTAATGAGGTTAGGTATGTTCTTAGAAACTAGAGCCATTACGTATCACCTTTGTTCCAATAGAACGATCAAGGACACTGGCTGTGCCGTAATCGTCAAATATGTTATAGTCACCGTTGTCACCTTCCATCTCTCTCAGGGCAAACAAGGCTTCTTGTTCGTCATTCCTGTTCATTGCGGATAGGGTATCACTCCCTACAACTCTCTCTTGAAAGATGCGGGCTGATTTAACAGTGATGTATCGTCTCGCCACTTCAGGCAAGTCCGTGAAATCTAATAAGACAACCACATCAAAGGATAGGTCTTTGCCTATGTTAAAGGTGTGTTGTCGTTTGTCGTATATTCTGCTTCCACGTTGTATGTACTCATTCTCAGTGCTTCTGTACTTTGAAGGAGAATCAGCTCTAAGGATATTCTGTGGAAGATTGATATTGCCATCTGAGTCAGCAATAATAGGATAATTAAGTTCGGTGTTGAAGTTCCAGCCTTGAGCTTGAATACTTCTTGAAACTTCATTGAGTATAGTCTCAGCAGTTTCAGCATCTACAAGACCAGAACTCAAAGAGTTAACTGGAGCTTCACCGATAGTAGAAAGCATTGAGTTTACTGCTTCTATTTTAGTTGTAGGAGTTGTCATATTTACCTCAATGAAAAAATAAAGAGAAACACCCCCGAAGGGGTGCTCTCATAAAATGTTACTATACTAGTGAGATAGCAGCCTTACCACGTAGAACATTGTGTCCCATCGCGTATTTAGCAACCATCAAAGTACCTTGACGTTCGATCTGATATTCAGACTCAACACCAAGATCAAGTAGCTTAACAGTAGCGGCAGCATCTTTAGTAAAGATCATACCTTTAACTGCACGAGCCGCTGTGTAAGCAGGATTGCCTGAACCGCCATTAGCAGCAGTGATTTAAGTTGGAGTTGTAGCGGCTGTACCAGCAGGAAGGTGGTTAGACATATAAATCTTAACACCGCCTACAGTTGGAACATTACCGTCAGCAACACTACCGTTACCACCGAAGTCTCGGTTTACAGCGTTTGAAGTAGTACCCATTAGTGCGTAGTACGTAGCTGGGTTAAGTACACAATACTTTTCACCAGATACATCAGCAGCATCGAACTGCTCTAGAGAGTCAATGATTGCGTTAACAATAGCTTGACCTTCTGTTAGAGAAGCTGTTGCAGTAGCAATAGTTTTACGACCAGCGTTAGCTGCCCAGTAACCAGCCTGATCTGCACCAGTAGATAGCTCAGAAGCTTTCTGAATAGTGGTGAAGATGTTTTTATCAGCAGCGTTAGCTAGAGCGTTACCCATTTCTGATGAGTAGATAGAACGCACATCGTAGTGGTTCATTGCTTCATCAATCTTAGGTACGAACACTGAGCTTACCAATAGGTCATCTACAGTTACAGTGATCTCACTGTGGTTTACACTGTCACCATAAATGGTTTGACCAGCTTTTTGGTATGCAGCAGTCGCTGTGCCCACACTTGGGAACTGTGCGCTCTTACCATTTGAGATGGTGCGAGTTCTGTGAAGTGGCATAGCAATGTTCTTCTCTTCAAAAGAGGTTAGAACTTCACCAGCAAATTGCTTAAGAAATAAATCTCGGTTAGTTGCGGCTGCACCGTTGACAGCACCTAGACGCGAAACGCCTGTTAAATCAGTTTTTCCTGACCATGACATAATAATATACCTTTTGTTAAATGTTTAAATGAATGTTAATGTTTAGTCACTTAGCACTTAATCTTTCCGCTTAGATTGTCCCCGCAGGGGTCAAAGGTAATTAATCTTGTGTTCCGTTACTTTTAAAAAAGCCCTCCGAAGAGGGCATAAAGAGACTATTGTACGTTGCTACGACTTAACTTAGCCGTAACAGACTGACGGTATGCTGGATCACTCTTGTATCGAGGGTCTCTCATAGCTTGAGTCACTTCAGACCAAGAGCTATAATTACCGCCTGATGAGGGTGCAGATTGTCCAGCGATTAAAGCTGGGTCAGACCCTTCAGCAGCTTGATACTTTGAGCGTAATCCTTCTACAGCCAGTTTGACCATACCAAGGTCTCCTGAGTCTACAGCTCGATCATAGGCTGCGATTTCAGTTTCACTGAGGTTTTCGCTTGCCCATGTAGTCATCTCACCATAAGACTCTTCTCCTCCAACTATGTTGTGGACGGAGCTTTGATAATCGTTGGCAAGAGCCTCTTGACCCTGTATCCAACTATCTACCAAATTCTTAGGGAAACCAGCATCAGCTAACTTAGAGTAAGCATCCTCTGATAATCCCCCTTGATTATACTCTTCCTGTAGTGAGTTGAAATCAACACCAGCATTCTCTACTGCTTGTTGTACATCACTACCAGAAGGTTGTTCTGTTGTTTCTTCAGTTGCAGCGTCAGGCTCTTCTACATTACCTGTACTTATACCCTCTCCCATTTTTTTCTCTAAATTTGAGTAGGCTTCTGCCATCTGTTCAACATTTTTAAATTTCTCTGGCAACCAATCGGGACGCTCTTCCTTATTAGGATTATTATTAGCTTCTAATTGTTCACCTTTGGCAACCATAGCATCTACGTGCTCTTGTGATTCACCTTGTTCTTCGTGTGTATTCATGTTGTCTGTCATAATAGTCTCTTTTGGTTTTATTTGGTTTTGGCTTTACGCGTTCCTTCAGAAGGTTTAGAATACTTCTTCATGTAGTCTGCGCCTCTAGTTCTCCTAGGTTGCAAGTCTGGGTCTTTCTCACTAAAGTTTCTAAGGTTAGCTTCAGCCTCGTCCCACATAGAGGAAGTTACTTGCTTCCAAAAGTTATACTCCATAGTAGCGGGCAGACCGTGATTGAAAACTACATCAACAATAGGTGTTGCCTTGTTTTTAGGAACGTGTTTGAAGCTCATACCTGTAGCTTTCATCCAAGCTTTATCAATACGCTCCATCGTAGACTTCTTAGCCCACTGGTCTATAGTGTTCGCCTCTCCCTCAGTTAAACTTAACTCAGCTGCTTTCTGTATAGCTGCATCTTTTTTTAAACCTAGGAAAGGTTCGAGCTTGGTTACTAACTCTTCAGGTAAGCCTTTTAGAGATTCCTTAGTGCGACTACCCAGATCAAAACCAGACGCTACTGTAACACCTGAGTGTCCTTTAGCTGTTCCGTCTTTATTCATAGGCACGTAACCAGTTGTCTCAAAACCTTCGTTAGCTTTAATGAAGTCCCAATCAACATTATCAAAAGCAATTTGTGGATTAGCCAGTGCATACGCAATGGTGGCTGTTTGTAAAGCTGTTGCCATTACTATTCCTCCATTGCTGCCTGTTGCGCCATATCAGCAGCACCCTTAATAGCAGGGGATATACCCTTCTCTGCCATTTGCATCATCTGTTGCTGCTGCATCATCTGCTGCTGCTGTTGCTGCTCTTCCATCTTTTGCTCTTCAGACTTAACTAGTCCTTGAGTATCAATACCAAGAGAAGCACCAAGACGATCTAGGTAGTCACTGATGTTTAACTCACTAGCAATGACTTCATTACCTAGTGGCTGTAACATTTGTAAGAACTGACTTAGTTTGTTTAAGTCCTGCCCACGACCAAGAGCTTCAAGACCTGTAACGATCTGCGGCTTGAGCGTGTCTTTAGGGAACTTAGGCATCTTACCTTCCTTCTGCATCTTCGCAAGTAGGAGGTTAACTAAGGGAACTTGGAACTCTTGTGATAGTACAGAGTAGATACCACCAAGAGCAGTCTCTAGTTCTTGTGCCATGTAGCGTACTTCTTCTGCTGTTACTCTCTCAGCTTGTCGTTGAACAGAGCTGTTAAGTAAGAAGGAGTAAGCCAAGCGTTCTGATATAGTGTTCATTGTTTCTTGAGCTACGCGGAAGTCATTAAACTTCTGTGCCTGTAGCGTGGTAACATCTTCAGCAGCACCTGATATGATTGCACCGTTAGGCGCATCAGCAATGCTACGTGCTTTGGTAGTACCGTTAGGTCTAACCATAAATAAAAGTTTAGCACTAGCTGCGCTTCCTTCTACAATGGCAGCCGTTAAAGACTCCAAAGATTTTAGATCACCGACAATCTCTTCGCAAAAAGATCGACCATAATCTTGTCCGTCAATAGCAATGAAACGTAAAGCCATCCAAGGAAGCTTATCTTCAGTATAAGAACCTTTAGTGCTAGGTATCATTATGTTGTGGACTTCTTGGTGTACTTCAAACTTCTTACCCACTCGTCTAATACAAGTGTAGATGTCACATTCTTTTTTGTTAGTGTCAACTTGGTATTCAGGGTTCTCCATCAAAGCCTCTAGGACTTCTTTAGGTAACGCATCATACGCAATAGACTCTTTAACAATAATTTTAAGGAGGTTGCCCATCGTGTCACGTTGAATGACATAACGGTCTAGTCTGAACACTTTCATCCCACTCTTAGGTGGCATATGTACTAAGACATTACCGCTTACAATAAGCTGCTTTAGTGCTTCAAAAGTTGGAACACGTATAGCCTTTGATTCTACTTCTTGTGTCGCGCTTCGTTCTATACGAGCAAGTGCTTCCTCTGCTTTACCCCGCGCATCACCACCTAGTTCCGTTAGATCAAAATCATCAATAGTTAAACGGAAGAAAGATTGGTTAGGTGGCAGCAGTGTCATCAGTAGTTTAGACGCTAGGTTATTAACACCTCTAGCACCTACTGATTGGAAGGGGGTTGTAAACTGAGTAGTGCCTGTATGTCCTTCAGGGGGCATAAGGGTTGGTATAGTTAACTCAGCACAACTACGTGCTCTTGATAAGAACGACTCACGATCTGCTGCCATGTTTTCATATGTCTTGGCTATAGATTGATCGTGAATTTTAAATTCCTTTAGTATTGTCCACCGATGTTAACACCAGTTTTCATTTCAGTTTTGTTATTGGTAGTGGTAAATTGCTTTTCAGGGGTGCGGAGGCTTTGAGCGTAGTTGTTAAATTTCTTTTCTTCCTTTCGCTCTTTCTTTTTATCAATGGCACTTTTTACCATACCGCCTCCCGCTGAACCCAATATTAGACTGGCTGGATCACACATATGATTTACCTATCTTCAAACCAGAACCGCTGGCTTGCCCTTTCACTTGTGCTCCTGAAACGCCTCTACCTAGTCTACCCTTGGCTCCCTTCTTTTTCTTTTTGAGAGCGGTAGCGTTTGAATCTACTGCGTCTTCTAATTCTGAAGGGGCTTTCTCTGGAGGAGGTGGTGGTGCTACTGTTGGTTTGGGGGCGGGTGCTTTTTGACTCATACACATAATTATATCTCTTCTGGTTGATCGTCCTCGTATAGGAGTTCCATACGATTGATGACGGATTGTTGTCCTTGTAAGAAAGCTATATCAATTTCTGATATGCCCTTACGTGTGGGTAATTTATCTGG